CAGCGTCGCCATTGTCTTTGGTTTTGACGGTGCATCCGACGACTACAACTATACGTGCAGCGCATTCTGCACCAGCTTGGAAGTCAGCGCAGCGACTGAGGATAACGTAACGTACAGCGCTTCGTTTGAAATCACCGGCGCCATCACTGAAGTCGTAGCTTAATGAAGCTGACACTTTCGGGTAAGGAATTCACCCTGCGCTGCGATATGCGCGCCCTAGCTAACGCTAAAAAGGAAGCGGGCATAATACTTGAAAAGCTGCAAGAAGAAAACGACCTGGTGACGGTTGGCACTCTTGTTTACTTCATGGCGCAAAGCGGTGCGAAGTATGCCGGCATTCCGTTTAAGTACACTCAGGACGACTTTCTTGGGCTTATTGAATTGGAGGACTTACCTGCATTGAGCAATGCCCTTGGCGCCATCATGAGCGTCGGCCAGGAAAAAAAAAGCAAAGGGTAAGCCGTTAACGTTAGACGAGTGTATTCGGGTAGGGTTGGGTCAGTTACGGCTCAACCCTTCCGCATTTTGGGACATGACGTTTGTCGATTTCCTACTAGCGGCGGAAGGGTTTTTCAACCTGGAGGAACGTAGGCAGCAATCAGAATGGGAGCGCGCACGCTGGTTGGGTGCGTTGCTGTTGTCGCCGCATGCTAAAAAAGGGCAATCCATCAAGCCACAGGATATAGCTACCTTCCCGTGGGAGCAGAAAAGCAAGAAAGTCGGAAGCAATCAACTGCTTAAGAACGCATTAAAGAGCGCAACAAATGGCAAAGCTAAAAGACCTAAAAGTAACGATCGGGCTTAGTAAGTCAGGACTGACCAAACTAAACTCAGACCTTCGCAGCACCAAAGCGAATTTCAGGAGAAACTTCGGTGAGATTGCAAATATGGCAAAGAATGCCGCCCTTGCCATTACTGGATCTCTTGTGGCCGGAATCGGCTTGCTGATTAAAAAGGGCGCAGAAATGCAAACGCTCCGTACAGGCTTTGTCAGCATTGCCGGCGGTGCTAATAAAGCTGCGGCCATTGTCAAAGAGCTAAACGAATTCACGGCGAAAACTCCATTTCAACTGGAGGAAGTGAGCAGCGCAGCCAGGCAACTTCTAGCTGTTGGCACTAAGCGCAGCGCATTGCAAAAGGAGTTGAAAATGCTTGGTGACATTGCCGCTAGTTCTGGCAGCAGCATTCAAGAAATAGCAAGCATCTTCGCTAAGGTCAAGGCCAAAGGCAAAGTAGAGCTGGAGAACCTCAACCAACTTGCTGAACGCGGCATACAAATTTTTCCAGAACTGCGCAGAGTTACCGGTGATGCCAACATGGAATTTGGCGCTGGTTCTGTTAGCGTTGACCAATTCACCGAAGCCCTCAGCAACATGACCAAAGAGGGCGGTCTAGCTGCCAACGCCATGGAGAACCTCTCTGAGACTGTGGAAGGTCGCTTAACCACACTCATGGACAATTTCGGTATTGAGTTGTCAAAGGCTGCTGAAAAAACCGGATTAACAACAAAGTTTGGAAACCTCTTAGAGGGCGCAACTGAAGCCTTGCAAGGGATCAGCGGCGTGGCGGAAAGCGATGTCTCTGCGGCATTAGGTGTTGCCGAAGAAGCGATGGATAGTTTTGGGTCAGTAACCACCGAAAACCTGGATGAGGTGGAAACTAAGATGGCCAATGCTCAAAAGGCCTTATCAGAACTAATTGCAGAATCGCAAAAAGCGCCATCGGGAACACAGGTTGCCTTAACCGTAGCTGCCCAGCAGTTCGGTCTTGGTGCATTTCTCCCGAGTGCGCAGGACATGCTCGATGACACGACGGCGGCCTTGACTCCGTTGTTGGAAATGCAAAAGTTGCTATCTACCGCAGCAGGTACATTGAACCAGCAGGTGCTTAGTGGAACGGTTGCCCAGCCTGGGCCATCAACAGGTGCCACTACAGGCACAGGCGATACCGACGGTTCAGCTGCAAGGAAAAAAAGACGCGATGAGGAAAAGAAAGCCTTTATTGAAAGGTTCAATGAATCAGCACGATTAAGGGAAGCTGAACAAGGGTTAGCTGAAGCAACGTTCCAACATATCACAACTGCGGAAGGCATGATAGAAGCCCAGCAGATGTTGCGCGATGCTTACGGCGAGGTTGGCGGCGCCATTGAGGAAATCTCAATGGATGAAGAAGAAGCACTGTTTGACCCAGACGAAATCGAGCGCATCAAAGAGGGCACCAGGTTACTGGAAAAAGCAGCTTTTGCGGCAGAAAATATTGGCAAGGCGTTTGACATTACCAGCCAACTAACGGAAGCCGCATTCAACAACATCAAAGACAAAAGCCAAGGTTTTCATTTGGTCATCAAACAGATGTTGGAAGACCTTCTTAAAAAGGCAATCGCGTTGGCTGCTGCGTTTGCTGCCATGTCAATATTTATGGGGCCATCAGCAATGAAACTCAGCGGCATTGGTGGTTTCAAAGAATTCATGTTAGGTGGTTTGGGCATTCCGCAGATGGCCGAAGGTGGACTGTTTACCGGCGCTAGTTTGGCCATGGTCGGCGAAGGGCCAGGAACAAGCTTATCAAATCCGGAAGTTGTCGCGCCGCTGGACAAGTTGCAAAGCATGATGGGCGGCGGTAATGTCACAGTGACTGGACGCCTTGACGGTCGCGACATCCTGATCAGCAGCGAACGCGCAAACATTGACCGCAACCGAATAAGAGGTTTCTAATGGCTGGAGAACGACTTTACAGCGAATTCACGGACGACAAAGGCACCGACTGGCGCGTGTCCATCTACGACACGAACGTTACTTGGAACGAAGCCAACAAAGAACCTTTTGTCCTGGGCAGCGAGGGCTTTGTTATTTCGTACAACGGCAACAACGAACAGGCGCACCAGCCAATCATTGGCAGCAGCGTAGAGTTCACCCTGTACGAAAACAACTCTGACCATACGCAAACTTTGGACTTGCTTTACAGCTTTCCTGAAGGCAGGCTATTAGTGGAGGTTTACCGCGATCCCGACGGAGCCAACACGCTATACTGGCGCGGCGTTATTATGGCCGAACAGGTAGAGCGCAACGATGAGCCGATGCCGACGCCTGTGCGCATCACCGCTAGCGATGACATCGGCAACCTGAAAGACATTGATTTTAGCGAGAGCCTAAGCGATGTCGGCGCCGGACTAAGTGTTAAAAACCAAATCATTCGCTGCCTGGGCGCGCTGCGTACTTACAGCCGATGGGCAGATACTGAGGTCATTTTGCGGTATCTCAACGACACGGAGTTAACCAGCACTGAAGATGACACCGACCCATTGGCCGACATCATTGCGCAAACGCCGCTCAAAATATCTGACGACGGAGCATCGGAGGCATACAGCTGTTTTGATATACTCAACAGCCTTGCGACGGCATTCAATGCACGCGTTTTCTTAAGTGAAGGTATTTGGTGGTTCTGGCCATTGAACGCCCACAAACGCATCTCAGACGCTGAGGTGCTAAGCAGTAAGGTTAAGCAGTACGACAAGGACGGCGATGCTGTTGCGTTTAGCGCCTTCGACCAAATCGCATTCAACAATGCAGCAGAGCAGGAAAGCGGATTGGATTACAATAAGCTGGCCGGCCACACCTTTACGCACCTACCGCCTGTGCTGAGTGTCCAGCGTACCCGACGGTACAACGGAAACATGTTCATTGTGCGCGGCAACGACGACACCGTAGTTACCAGCGGCACCAACGTCAGCCTAGCTGACACAGACCGCACGTATGAGACGGGCACACGCTTTCGCGTTAGTGGCTTTGTGGAGTTCCAAGTATCGCCTGACGGATCGTTCCTATTCGGCTCAGATACAAGCCGGGTAAGCATCGAGGTAGAGATATACCTGAAAGTCGGAACGAAGTATTACCAGCCGGAAGAATGGACGACAGACAGCAGCGACAGGTATGTTATTGATCTGGCCGGATTCGATCGCAGCAACGGTGCTAACATTCATACGTCATACAGCTTTGTGACTGACGAACTGCCATCTGAGCAAGTCGGCCTGGACTGCACGGCGGTGGTGAAATTCTTCAATCGCGAGACGCCAGCAACCAACATCACAAGCGCATACACAAGTGAAGATTTCTTCATTGATTTTGGCGTGGAGGTAGTCGATGGCAACGGCAGCAATAACGACTTGCTGACCTATCGCGCAACGCACAGCAGTGATAACGTTGTGGTCGTAGATCAGGGCGAAGTATTGTTTGGTGATAACATCGCATTCAGCGCCCAGGGCAAGCTGCGGCATTTAGTACCACTAGCTGAAAATGATTGGAAGTCATCACAGACAGCCGGGCCGCTACCTATCCATAGGCTCGGAGTCAACGAAGCGCTGGCCCGCCAAAAGTTTGCGACTAAGATTCACCGTGGGACGGTGTACGGCCTCATTGAGATGTGGCACACGATGGAGGAAGACAGCGATTATTACGTGCCGTTTCAGTTAAGCACCACCATGAACATGCGTGAGACGACAGTAGAGCGGTACAAGATTGCTTTCGACAGCGGCAGCATAACCAGCGCCGACGATCCGCCACGCGCCGATGGCACCATAAGAGGTGGCACGCTCGACCTGATACAAAACAGCCTGACGACCGTGACCAGTCAGGTGCAACAGCCAAAACTTGTGGCTGGACAGTATCCTGACAATTTCAGCGCAGGACGTGCGACCAATACAGCGTCAGCCGTTGGCCCGCTGTTTCACACAGTCAAGTTGATTGAGCATAGTGGAGGTGCTATCTACACCATCGAATCGGAGCATCAGACCTATATGTACATGAATACATACGTGGACGCAGCCAACGGTACCGGTAACATCATTTTACCGCGCGCTGGTGCCAATGAGGGCCGCATGTTCAGGTTCAAAAGCGACGGTACTATCAGCGCGAATAAAAACTACCGCATCACTTTGTCCACTGATGAGCAAACGCTAGGTGTGCGCATCGATGGGTTGACCAGTTTTGCCATGGATCGTGACTACGACGGCATCGCAATACTGTGCTATGATGGCCAGTGGTACGTGATACAACGCAAGAGCAAGTGAGGGAGCTAAAGCGCATCATCTTCCATTGCTCGGCTACGGAGGACGGCAAGGACTACAGCGTAGAACAAATTCGCGGTTGGCATATCAACCGAGGATGGCGGGACATAGGCTACCACTATGTCATCTATAGGGATGGCACGATACACCAGGGCAGACCTATAGACCAACAGGGCGCACATACAAAAGGCCACAACTACGACACCATTGGCGTTTGTTACATCGGCGGGTTGCGCGATGGCAAGGCCACCGATACCATGACCATGCACCAAGAAATCGCGTGGCTCAAGCTGGTGCATGCGCTGCGCATGGTATTCGGGCCTATGACCATACACGGTCACAATGAGTACGCCAATAAAGCGTGCCCTTCGTTTATCGTAAAGGACAAATACACCTTTCTGCTGTAATCATGCGCGAGGGCATCGGCAAAGTGTTAAGAGGTGCAACGCAAGCAACCGAAGCCGTCGCCAACTCCAGCGGCAACCGCTTGCGGTGGTCTACGAAAAACACCATGGGCGGCCTGATCGTCACCACGGCGTGCGAACAGATAGTCATTCACGGCATCACCTGGGAAGCCATCGCTTTATGTTTTGTGGGAATCCTCCCATTGGCATTGAGTACCTTAGACACATGAATGACAGCACCGACTTGATCGCACTTAACCTGGCATGGTTTGGGTGGGAAATTGCGCGGTGGCAAGATGTTATCGACTGGACATTGAGCGCGGCCGGTGCGGTAACTCTGTTGGTAATCAATATCATACGTTTGCGGAAGTTGTGGATTCAACAGCGCAATGTTGACAGCGAAGAAAAATAATTTTTTTCCCTGCTGAATGTCGGGCTTACTTGGGTGCCACAAAAACAACCCAATATGTCTGAAGAAATCTTCACCTTTTTGCAGCAGTCCAGTAGTGCTGCGTCCGACTATGTCAAGTTTCAAGATGGCGACAAGAAGTCGCTGCGCCTTTTGTCCAAGCCTATTGCGGGCTTTGAACTGTTTGTTGATGGCAAGCCAGTGCGATGGGAACAAGACGCACCGCGCCCTGATCACGCCATAAGCGACGAACGCCCAAAGAAGTTTGTGGCCTTTGTGGTCTATGAGTACTCCGGGCAGAGCGACAGCGGGAGCATTAAAGTATGGTCATTCACTCAGCGTACCATCATTGACCAAATGGCTATGCTGTTTCGTGAGGAGCATTGGACTGCGTTTGAGCTTGTCGTGACGCGCGTCGGCAAAGGCTTGGATACCAAATACAACGTCACCGGCATTAAGTCGCCGATAGAGGAAACGCTGTTGGCCTTCGCTGCTGAGGCATACAAGTACATCAAGCTGAACAACCTGTTTACCGGTGATAGCCCTTTCCTGGAAGAATTGCCGACGCTGGAAGCAAAGCAGGAGAAAGAAGAACCCAAAGACTTGCCGTTTTGACCAAAGCCATAACCCACCTAGATCAGCTTTACGACCGCGAAACGGTCATCCGCA